AGGGTTGTCCTCCTCACTACCAGGCCTTATCAATTGGAATTTGATAAGGATGAGCCGTGCGTCTTCCGTAACTGGAGGATCACCGGCACAGACACTAGGACTAAGCCCACTCATGAGTCGAAAAACACAATCTGAGTGGGCCGGGTGGAGATAGTGAAAGCTAGGAGGCAACACAGATGACTTAAGCATAGAGGACAACGTGATATGATTGAGAGGCATACCTGGGATATATCCCAAGAGGCTTCTCATGAAGGGTGGGTCACCACCGTTAGGAGAATAGGTACTGGCGTTGTAATTTACGTATGACGTAGGGGTCTATGGACTTTCCTCTATAAAAACCAGTTCCGTCCGAACTCCAAACCCGTTGTCATGCAACCACGGCGGACTAGGTCACCGTATGGGTAAGGCACCCAACTGAAGTGCAAAGCATTTGCAGCTTTGTGCTCCGTGAGTCAGCTAGAAAGGCAAGTAAAAACCGAGAGGTAAAGTCTAGTGAGTGTTTGAGACACTGTGTTGTAACCGAAACCAGAACTAAGTACACCAAAACCCGTTTATCACCCGACGTACTACATTTTTAACAGACGGGAGAGAAAGAACTCCGAACAAAGCCCATGATTCACAATCGCCAGCTCGGTTCCGAGCAAAACGTCCAGGGCCTTCGACCTTTTGAAATTAACAACAACCAAACATCAAACACAGGAAGATGTGACATCATGACCGAAGATGTTACTAGCCTGTCAGATGCTTTTGGGCACGAAATTTTAGATACGAACGCAACAGAGTTCGTAAGGGTTCAAAACGATGATTATCAATGCGGGCCTTCCATGGGCTCGCATTCAACAACAGAGTCCTATGACTCGAAACGAAATAGGGTGTCTCTAAAGGTGACAATCAATGATGAGTTGGTGAGAGACTACCCAGATGGATTGCGGAGAAATCTGCTAAAGAGAGGACGAGAAGACTCGCCGCACAGGAAAAACAGCCGGAAGAAAGAAGACATTGTCTTGCTCGAGCCAAGACACTCGATGAAGGAGACTGAACGGCTGGAAGCTCTTAAGAAGCGAGGAAACAAACCTTCTGGTGAGAAAAGGAAACGTGGACAGTTGACGGGTGTGTATACACCCGACTGCCCACCACCAGATAGGAAGATGAAATGTGTACAGGTGCATGGCTGGGGATGGAAGACCAAAACGGGAGTTCGAAGCACACCCGAGGAACGTCTTCAACCCTCGTTGATTCAAGACCGCTGTGAACAGGCGGGTATTGTAGTCGACTGGGATGAGGAAGAAGACTCTGCCCCCATAACCAGTAATGAGTACACATCTCTGCGTGACATTGAAGACGGGCCATGGGGCACTGGCCTGTGGGGACTAGAAAACTTGTATAGTCGATATCCGCAATATGAGTACCCCTTGTCTGATGACATACCGTGGTATTCGGGATCGGATTCCGAAGATGAAGACCACATTGGGGGGGACGAGCCCAAACCCCGGACTGGTAAGTTTCTGGCACAAATGCTGATGCCACTACAACCTAAGAAGTATGGGTCCGTCCATTGGCACTTTATTGAACAGAATCTCGCAATCGGGATAATGGTAACTTACATGATTGTTGGTGTCCCGATAGAGACAGGCCCCCGAGCAAAGCAGAGCATTCAGGACTATGTGGTCTGCCTAAGTCCGATAAATGATGGCTTCTGCACCAGAACACTGGTGCTTCTTGATCATGCCATCTTGGAACGGCTTTTGGCGTTGGTTCATAGTGAGGTGATTAAGACTCACCCAGGAATTGCTCGAATATCGCCCCGTGTGACGGAAAGCTATCGTTTTTCCGAACACACCCAGCAAGCTGTGCGGATTCTTTATGATGCATATCAGAAAACTGCAGCTAAGGTGACGTTGAGTAAACTAACACCACTCTTTACTTCGACGAGGTCACCTCAATACTGTACGGATTTCTGCAGGTCAGCCTCTTTGATGATAGAGGAGAATCATGCATTTTTGATGCTGTCGAGGAATCCAGTTGTTTCAGACGCCTTTATGGCGCTGTTTGATCCAAAAAGAAGGAAGGGTGGTAGGTGTCCTGAGAAATTGGGTGATTATGTGCAGGAATATGAAATGGACGAGCTCCATATGAAGATAACTTGCCGCCCAGGTGCATTGGTGGATTCAGATCCTGAATCTATAGAGTCAACACCCTCAGGCAAGGGGAAGGCAGTTGCCGGTCTGAAACGAAAATCCTTGACACGTCCTCGTTTAGTTGAAGGAAGACCTACGTGGAACTCGAAGCGAGAGGCATTGCCGTACAATTTCTTGCACGACCTAGGGCACTACGACTATCCTTCGACTGATCCTTCAGTGCAGGAATATGAGTTTATCAAGCCCATAGGTGCAAGACCCCCAACCCCTGCTTCACAAAATTCGGATTTTAAATGTGGGCGCCCATACGAGAGAGGGGTCCCTTTTGAAATTCATGAGTTACATGAACAACTGGATGCGATGAAAGGCAGAATGCCACCCGGAAAGGCTGTTTTCCCTATTGCCCCACCACGTTCAGAATCTGCCCCTTCTGTATCTCCGATATCTGAAGAAGGTAGAGATCCCCCTACATCTGAAGAAGGATCTGAGCAGTGCTCTGAAACTTCAAAATCTGATGTAAGCGCTCAAATCAAAGTGAGGACAAGTGTTAGGAAGACCAGGGCCCAACGAGCTCTGGCGCGGGAAATGACGAACCGGCGCAGCGATCCATTGGGACGTGTTTTCACTCGTAGTGATCACATGGACAGGTTGCAGATGTGTGATGACCATGACAATGACGGCCTGGCTATATTTCTTGGAAATTTATCACAGGCAGATGATTCACACCCTGCAAAGGATGCCAAAGATGTTCCTTCAAAAGTCAAGAACGGAGCCACAAGAGAAGGCTGCACCTGTCTGCCTGAACTACCTTTTGAATTGTGGTATTTCGGAAATGTGCCATATTATGGCCCTGGCTGCATAGTGTGCAACGCAGATGGTGGTTCTCCAAAACGCTGCTACTGTCAGTTTGCTGGAATAGTGGAACATGGTGTTGGTCATCCCACCCTCCTCAACGATGCCCTACAAAGTGGAACAGAACTTGTAAGGAACATTGCCGACGTACCTGAGGGTTCGCGCTTTGTTGTGACGCAGGGGGCGATGCAGGAAATTCCGACACACCTGAAGGATAGAATTTTGCTGATAGTGACACCTGGATTCAATTTGCGTTCTGTAAACCATGCTGTACTGCCATACTTGAGGCAACATTGGTATGTTGATACAAATCAAGTTGGTAGATCACTGATAGTCGAAGCTGTGGATTTGGATGAATGGAGGACGGTGGCTAGATGGGAGGGTTGGAACATCCTCTCCCGTCATACGGGGCATCCTCAGTCGAGCACAGCATTGAAAGATTCTAGTGACCACTTTTTGGAGACTTGGTACCCAAAGATGCACAAATGGGATGCTATAAAGGGCAACCTTATTGATCCCGTCGTGTTCGTCCCAATCCCCATGGGGATTGTTTTGAGAATGTTGCAGCTTTACAATGCGCACATGACCACAGCGTTGCAAACAACGGGCCTTACTACTTTTCAGAAGAGCACAAACTATCAAATCATGATAGGTGCGCTGTCAGTGAGCCTAGTTAGCATCCTCAAAGAATGGTCCAGGGATAAACTTAAGCCACTGGAACCCTATACAAGCAGTTTGGACATATATTTGCAGAATGTCGCACCCATGGCCTCTTATATGGGTAATAGATTTCTCTGTACACAATTGAAAACTGCATTGCGTATCAAGGAGTGGAGTGGAACTGACATGGATCAGCCTGAAGTTCAGAATGCCCTGTTTGATAGGGGTGTTGATGAAGTGCAGCCCTTTAAGGTTGAACTCCAAAACATTGACAGGACTAGAGCGCATCACAATAGGACTTACACCGATGCTGTAAGATTAAGCGCACAAATTGGAGGGAAAGGGAGTGCCTTCTTCAACTGGTGGTACAGGCCAGGCCTTTTAAGGCGTGCCTACTATTGGTTTGAGAATTGGAGGTACAATAATTCCGTTAAATTACTCCAAGCAAAGCTTGCGGGAAGCATAATTGCAATGGAGAAAAGGCACTCCAGACCTCTGTTTGACCACCCACCTTTATTAAATCCAAGGGTGGCTGGTGAGCCTGACAATGACGATCCCCATATTGGGGGTTCGGATCCAGTCAATAATCCTGATCTTTGTTTCACACCAGAGCATGGGGAAGCTCACAAAGTGCCGGATGGCCATCATGAGAACGAACCCCATGAAAATGATGTAAACCAAAATTTTGGCTTTGATACCAAAACTCTAAATAGAGGTGACTTCTCCAATATTAATCCTATCGAATGGGCGCGGGGCTACATCGAAGAGTTTGTAGGCCCGTCGGAAGAAGTCATACTTAAGAAGGCCAAAAGGCCGTTTGGTTTGGGTTCCCCCCTAAGGACATGCGCTGGATGTAATGCCGATAGGCCGGCTGTTTTCAGATGGCCCAGAGGTTGTTGTCCCCTCTGTCATGATAGCTTTAATAGGCTCAGAACAGAAGGGTGTACTGCTCCGCAGACACCTCAGCAGGCATTGTTCGATCAATGTATGGGGTCCTATTCCTATGTCGAGCCAAGAGTGGGTAAGCTTCGCGGTGCCTACATACGAGGAGTTAGTATGCAGTGCACCCCGAAGATGAAAGATTTGAGGACTTATTTTGATGCGAACTTGGGGAAGAAATGGAAGGCTACTCACCCAGAGACTGGAGTTCGAGGCCTCCTACCCAGCCAATATAAGTATGCAGATTTGCCTCCTTTCAGGCCTAGCGACCAGCTTACTCCCATTGAAGTTACTGCCTTTGTTGATAATGGAGGCGAGGCAATGTACAAAGCTGAATGCAAGGGCAAGGCGGTTGGCCCAAAACCGACCCCTTGTAAACGCCCTTTTCTGCAAAGTATTGGTTTTAGTGATCACCCCGCTTGTTTGTTTGCAAAGGACAATTTCAATACCTTCTTTGCTGTACGGAACAGACTAGGCGGGCAGCCTGAGGGCTGGGTTGACCCAAAGAGCGGACCAACTGGTGTCCCAAAACCAGGCGTTTGGGAAGAGCTGGATGAATTCGTATATGGAAACCCAGCCATAATTGATTGTTTTCTGCCCGGATGGGCAGCCTACTCCAGAGGCGAGAAGAAAATAATACCAATGCCCCAAAAAGACCTTCTGGCAAAACTACCCGCCGGGAGGAGGAAGGTGTACGAACAGGTCTTGAAAGACATTCGTCGAGGGAAGGCCCCCAGCATGAAGGATGTTTGTGTTGCAGAAATATTTGTCAAGACGGAATTGGCGGACAAGGCTTCCACTCCATGGGGCGATTGTGAGCCGTCAAACCCTAGGACAATTGCTAATATGCACCCATACATCCAATTGCAGTTGGGCCCATATACCAACCCCATCAATAAGGCCCTATCCAAGATGTGTGGCCCCTCAAACGCCTTCTTTAAGCCTGGAACACCAGAAGAACTGAATGAATTCATCAATTATGAATATGAAAAGAGTGGAACTGAAATACCTTATCATGTGGTGCAAGATCCCACTGATTTGGTTGGTGATGTACATCCTGGCCCATCTTTTAAAAGGCCCTGCCCCAAATCTGGCACATTGCACTCCTACCCTGAAGAGCCCAAGGGACGTGATGACCCTGGCTATGAACATTCATATTTGCCACCCAAATCCGAAAGGATACATGGAGATGCAGATTGCTCCATGATGGATAGCACGATACAGGTGGGTGCCTTTAAGTCTATGCGAAGGTGTTGGAGAATGTTTGGTTTCCCCAATAAGGGGGCCCAGGCACGATGCTTTGATCGCATAGTCTATCTCCAAGGGCGTGTAGGTCTTGATCCGAAGATTGTCCATTCTTTTGGACCACAGATGGGCAGTGGACGGCCTGATACTTCAATAGGAGATGGTTACGTGAACATGATCACCCTTATTAGAGGGATCTGTTTGTATCATGGGATAACTGCCCAGACACCTATTAGCGAGGTTAAGCGTATAGCTGGGCTCGTTAGAATAGCATTTTGCGGCGATGACGTCAATGCACATTATCCCTCTGAGTGGACAGGGATTATGCAATACCTGGCACGTTACCAAAATGAGTGTGGCCTCACTATTAAACTCATAGAGCGAGAGAGACTTACTGATTGTGTCTTTCTTGGAATGAGGCCCTTTCCTTGTGCTGTATTAGAGGCGGACGGGAAAATCAGGATTCGCATAAGATGGGGAAAACAACCCGGTAGGTTTCTTTTTAAGGCAGGGTGGCAACGGCAACCCACAGTGGACGGGTTGGCATGGGCAAAGGGAAATGCATGGGCTACTTTCATTGCCAACAATCACGTCCCAATTTTGCGTTCCTTTGCCTTGTCTATACTGAGGAAAACTACAGGTGTTGCCATGAAGATCCCAATGGATCTATGGAAATATAGGATGCCAAAGGATCGAGAACAACGATTCCTAATTCCTGAGACATATGACGTCTTTGAACAGGTTTATGGCCTCTCCTATGCAGAGATCACCGAGTGTGAGCGCAGATTGCTAAAGATTAGCAATTTACCCTCACTCGTTTATGACTATGCTGTATCTAGGATGATTTGTATTGATAATGACCTTCCTTGTACGGATGGTTATTAGTCAGGACCTGAGCAGGAGTGCAAAGCACTCCACGCGTTATTAAACGCGAAACGCAGGACATGCTGATGATGTGAAACACTTAAGAAAGTGGGGTTTAGTCCATCAGGCTTGAACAACGAAAAATACAAACACCAATTATTATGGGAAAGGGAAAGAATGTCAAGGTTGTTGCGCCTGTCTTGAAAAGTCAGAAACAAGCTCCAGCTATGAGATCGTCCTCGGCGAATGGGAACCGTGTCAGCAAGGAGTCATCCAAGTTGACCGCTACGGAACCCAAAGGCAAGAATCCTCCCGTGGGAGGCAAGTTCAAGGGGTTGTCGACCAGTCCCTTCCGAAACCTGCCACCCACATGGGCCGAAAGGACTCAGCGGCTCAAAGACCACGTGGTAAAGGCCTACAAGGGATCTGTCGGCAGACCTGGCGGGTACGGCCAAGTGGGATTGCCAATAAGCCCATATGAAGGCTACCGAGGACGTGGAGGAGCAGGTGGCAGAGGTTTTGATCTGAAATCGACCTTAACCCATGTCGCCAAGAGTGTGGGTACACACAATCGTGTTGCTATGGCAATTGCACTACCTGGCAATGAACCACCCGTTCGTTGTGGAGGTGAGTGGGCATCTACTGCCTCTGCAGTGGCACAGCTGCACAATGTTACCCAAACTGATTTCTCTTCACCAATCACCGGGACACCCTTACTGCCAGGACAACATGTCCTGGCCGTCTCGAAGGACCCGTTGCACGCTTGGATGAACCAGTTCTCTTGCGTTATTGCCAGCAATGGAAATCCCCAAGAGTGGAGTTATACTGCAGAACAAAGTGTTCAACGGCTTCCCGCAAAGTTTACCATGTCCACCAAGGATGGATACGAATTCCCTGCAAACATCGAAGGTGAGATACCCTTGAATTTTCCTTGTTGGACAAGGAACAAGAATATCAAAAATGTTGGATTGGAAAACGTAAATGGTTTTCCTGACCAAAACGTTGATCCCAACGCCGCACCGCACGATGACATATATTACTCCTTCACTCATTTGAGTAGGACAGGAATTTGGCTTCCAGGTGCACAGGCGGGAAGGATTACTCCCACTGTCATCATGTCTCAGAAGCAAGGAGGCTGGATCCAGAATCCAGCTGGGATTACACAACCCCGCTTTGTTGCATACAGGTTTGATGGATCCTTCTGGGAAGAGTACAGACAAGCTGGTTTCTCCCTCCCCCCTGCCGGTGGCAACCCGGGAATCGAATGGTTCGCCAGTATACCGATTGATGACCCTGGCTATTATGCCTTTGAGTTTGAGACAGCCGAGGCTGTCACCAATGACGGCTCACCTGGGAAACCTCTGATGATTGCCAACATTGGTGTTTACTCCGCAGTGGACACTTACGGATTTCACGCCCTGCCCTTCTTCGATTCCCATGTTGACACTATGCAGAATATGAGGGTGGGAGCTTGTAGTTTGATGTCTTCACCTTTGGCCCCCACCCTTGTTGAGGCAGGTCAAATGGTTGGATGGCAAACACCATCTAACAGTTCCCCTTTTGACAATTCCAGAGGGGACATTCTTGACTTTGACAGGATAACAGAATTTCCAAACGCTGTGGTCATGCCCTATAAAGGCGGCATGTATGGATTCCACAAGCCAAACAGTGTTACGGAGTTGGAACTTGTCCGCCCTGTGAGGTACGCAGGAACAACTGTTCAGGGAACGAGTGCTGGCCCTCAGAACAATGTTGATGCTCCCATTCTCACCACTTCAGGATGGGTGCTTTTGGTAACAAAGGTCCCCTATAGTGAGAGTGCAGGAGTCATCACAGCAGCTTCTGCCCAAATCTACACCACCGTCTGTTTTGGTGTGGAATACCAGTCCATTGATCAGTGGATACTTCAGGCAATCCCCAAGCTCCCGCATGAGGAATTTGTTAGGATGTTGCATGAGGTCCGCGACATCCCTCAATTCCATTGCAACCCTATGCACTTTAGTGACATCATGAACTGGGTCAAGAGGGCTGGTTCACATGCCATGAAAGTTGCGCCAACTCTGATTCGTGCACTCAAGACGATTGGCCCGATGGTGCCCATGGGACCACAGGGCAGGACCTTGGCCCTTTTGGCCTCGGAGATTGCAGAAATGGTCGTGGAGAGGGAGGACCAAAATCCAAATACCTATCACGATGAACATGGCTATAGGAACACCTAATGCCCCCTTTTGATCTTGAAATAGGCTGGCCCCACCTAAACGGGGCCAAGACCCCGTCTTAGGATGGGGTTATGCCCAATCCTCCCCGGGCAATAATAGGGGGGGGCAAACCCATTAGGATGTTTGATGTAATTCAAACAACAAAACACCGAAAAGGTGGTCCTCTTGGGTTCTCAACATGCATGTTACGGCTGATAAACATGTACAGTATCCGTTCAACTATCCCCTAATCCAAGCAATATCTGGACTGGGTTACAGGAGGTCTGTTCTTAAAAAGTGTGGCGCGCGCCGAAAATTCACACTCTTGAACTCTCCTCCGAGGCACAAAACCCTAGCATTTCCACACTGAATCTACCATCACAAGGATGGCAGTGGCTATGCGC